TATAAATTCTTTCTCTACAATTATCACAAACGAATAATAACTGAAATCTTTGTTTCTTGAATGATATTGGTCTAGAGGATAAATTTTGTTTATATCATCTTTGATATCAAGTCCAAGTTCTTCACATACTTCTCTTAGTAACGCTTGTGCAATATTTTCGTTTTCTTCAACTTTGCCACCCCAAAATCCCCAATTTCGTGGATGTGAACCTGATTTGTCTCTTTGTTGAAGAATAATTCTTTTTGTGTCTTTAGCAATTATACATGCGCCCGCGGCTTTTAACATTTTTTACAACTTTCCTATTGTAGTAACTCTAGTCGCCAATATCCACCATCATAAATTCCTTGGAATGTGTCATTCCATGTTCCATCTTCAAACTTAAACTGTTGTCCAGTTTTTGCATTTGTTACATATGCACGTAAAGTATATGTTTTGGAATCAAAAGATTTAATCCAGCCACTGCCGTTATACTCAATTATATCATTTTCATTTATATCTATTCCCCATATGCTTTGAGAATTAGCATCAGTCAATGAAAGATACCTTTGACCTAGTGCAGGATTTGGAAAGTTATTAAATCCAGGCTTAACATTGCCTGCATCTATGACCCTATCTACTGCGCCAATTGTATTAGTTGGCAATGTTGCAGTATCTACAGCGAATTCAATTATTTCAGGATTTGGTGTTGAAGATATTGTACCGATAATATCAGACCCATCATCTTCAAGATTTCCATGAAATTTAAGTCTTAATCTTGATATCCCATCATCTAAATTTCCATAATTTTTGAAAACATCTTCCCACTTTATGCCATCGGCATAATTGCCGTTTGCTAGAGGCTGTGCGACATACTGACCATTATTTTCAGTAATTTGTAATGCATAATTTTCGGGTGTTACTACCACACTTGCTTCTTTTTGTAAATCTCTAAAGAATTCAAATGCATCAGGATCATAATCTAATGTATCTAAATCTGAGTATGTGTATAAGTTGTGTATAATGTTTCTTATAACATTTTGTCTTGTTACTTGTGCTGGAGGATTAATCCAAATAGGTATTTGAAAGAACATAGTAGCAATATCTATTTGGTCTTCAATACCTGCAGGAATACCTCTACTTGACCATTGAATATCTGTTAGTTCTACAGTAGTAATCGTAGTCCAATCAACAGGATTATCATTGTGTTGTATCTCTAATGCTGGATTAAATAAAACTAATATTTGTTCCATTAATTGTAATTTCTGGTCTGTATTACTAGTCCAAACATCAACTTGCATGTTTAACAGATAAGGAACAGGCATAAGTCTTCTTACATTAAATCTATTACCTGGTTCATCAACATATTCTTGTGTAGTTTCATCAAATTTTCTTTCTGTGACTGCTACAGCATCATTAAAGAACGGTTCTTGTACTCTTGCTCTATCTGGTTGCAAACTTTGTATCCAACAACCTATAAATGGAGCAGAATTAACAATATTCTCAGAATTGCCTTTCATGATAGTAGCGGCCATTCTTGATATATCACCATATCTTGCTGGCACACGAATATAATAATCAGTTGTACCATCATTCATTTTCTTTCCTGTTTTTACACTGAACCCACTGAATATTCTAATAAATTGTAGAATATATCTTCTTATTTGTTCATCATAAAAATGGGATTGTTTTACCTGCGCCATATTAATCTACCTTTGGTTTCACTGCTTTTGATAAATTTACCTTACCAGTGATTGTTGTACCATCTTCAAGTTTAACGACACCATCATTATTAATAAATTGATGATGCAAGTGATGTCCAACTTCCCAACCACCGTCACTATCTTCAACTTTGTACCATTTATCATCTCTGTATTGGAATAATCTTGCAGGTTTGTAATCAGTACGTAAGAAGTATGTGTTCTCTGCTGGTTCATTTGGAAATTGTCTACCACTGGCAACTGTCGCCATGTCTATATCTTTTGGATGCTGTCCTTCTTGTGCATATTGAAGATTATTTGTTCTATAATCCCAATACTTTCCAGGAACATTTTCTTGAGCCTCTTCAACGATTGCATCATTGATTTGAAGTTCTTTATTGTAAGTAGACAAGATGTTTTTTAAATCATCTGCTTCTTCACCTGTTCCAAGAATATCTGAATACTCTTGTGTGTCTTGTAATTGTTTACAACGAACACGCCAGATATGTGGCCACCAACCTGGATCAAAGCCTTCTGCGGCCTTTGATGCATCTTGTACCACCCAATACTGATTTACAGCAGGAGCATCCTCGTCAAGTAATAAGTCGTCCCTCATATGAGGTAACTCAATTACATCACCAGTCATTAATTTTCTTCCCATCTTTTCTACCATATCATTTAGATGTAGTGTAAAAATTATTTGGTCGTTCCCTAAGAACATACCAAACTGAGACAAGTCCATATCTTGGTCTGTAACTGTATAAACACCACGCAAGTCATAGATGTTATCGTCATATTTTCTATCACGATTCTCCATGAATAGCAAATCTTGTATTGCTGGCTTAGTAGGATCATAGTTGGGATCAGTTGTATCTTGTGACCCCAAATATTTATGGATAAGCAGTGAAGTACCACCATGTTCAAAGTGGGCCTTAACTGATTTATCTATAAACTTATAATCATTTCCCTTACGAGGATTCCATAAACTTAATCTTGGCATATCTTTTTCCTTGACTTCTATGTGTATTTATCATATAATGAAGTTATCATGAAGGAGTAATAGATGGA